GTCTTGAATTAACTGATACTTCTTATCAAGTTTAAAATCTTTTAAGAAGTGATTATAAATCAATGCGCCTTTAGCATGTATTGGTGTGCTTTTCTTATATATAGTTGACGAATCTCTATACTCTTTAATACCATTAACACCTCTTGGGAAAGAAATGTCTTCTACGGGAAGATGTTTAAATTCTTCTTTAAAATCAGAAATAAACTTTTGAACATCTTGTTCAGTTCCATTCAACATAACTTTAATAGATTCTTTCATTTTAACACGAACAGCAGATGGTGTTGATGACTTAATCATCTCAAGACCCATGACTTTTAGTTTAGGTTCTTTATATTGAACACCTTCATTGTTGTGAACATTTAGAATATATCTCTTCTTAGCAGTCCAAATACCTTTGTCAGATAGGCCTTCTCGTTTCATCTCCATCTTTTGCTCATAAGCATGAACATAATCCGCAAGCTCCTTATAACTAACATCAATAAACGGTTGAATTTTAGTTTCACAAACCTTGTCCATGAAGGAGATAACCTTAGTAGTTGACTTCTCGTCTTTATAGATCGCATCCACCAACGGACTAAGTTTGAGATAGATAGAATCAGTGTCAGACGCAATAACATAATCATCCTCTGTTTTTAATAATTTGTTCATATATCCGTTAAGTTTGCCTTCAATCCAACGAATACTTAATTGACCAGCCAATGTAACTGCCAAAGCTTGCCGTAAATCATAAAATCTAAAATATTGACTACCAAGAGCACCATAAGCACTATTAAGAGAAACTTTCTTAGCAAGTTGAAGATTATCGTATCTTGCAATTCGTTTAGAGATTTCGTATTTCTTACTTTCGTCCTGTTCGTTCTCATATTCTTGTTTCGCCTTTAACATTAAATTTTTAAATTTCTTACGATCTTCATACATTTCAAGCATCATCTTTGGTAAGAAACCATGCATATCAGTTCTAAAGAATTGGCCATTTGGTGTAATTGTTGCATTTTCTAATTTAGATGTATCAATTTGTTTATTCAACAATTTATCAACATTAACACCTTTAGAAATAATATCTTTCATGGCATCTGTATAATCTTTTGGTTCAATCAATGTTTCTGGTGAAATATTATACTGCATGATAAGATGTGGATAAAGTGAGTTCAAGTCAAACGATGCAACCCAATCATGTTTGCCAACTTGTGGGTCTTTAACATAAGCACCTTCAAAAGCTGAATCTTTAGATTTCACTTCTCTTGGTGGAACAATGATATTTTGTTTGAGTAGATAACTATATGTTAATGAATCCCACATACGAGTTTGAGCAAACACATCATCATAGTTTGATTTTGTGTCATAAGCCAAAGTCATGGCCAATTCAATAAGTTTTAGTTTATCTTCAAGTTCTTGAATAAGTTCAACGTCAACGATATTATACTCAATAAACTTCTGATAATTTAATTTAAATAGTTCGTGTAGATTATCATATTCATCGTAGGATAATTTATTCTTGCCAAGTTCAACTTCAGCAATATAATCTAATCGATAGGACTCTTGTGACTTGCCGCCAGGTGCGTACCATTTGTATAGTTCGATATAATCTAAAGAACAAACACCAGACATATCATAGGCAATAAACTCACGACCATTGATGACAGTTTTTCGTTCACCGATATAAGTCCATGGAGATAATTTTTTAGTTTCATCTTCGCCTAGTATTTTTCTGAATCGATTTATGATATATGGAATATCAAAGAATTTTGTGTTCCATCCGGTGATAATATCTGGACATCTTTTAGTCCAAAGTTCCATAAACTTGTGACACAGTGAATGTTCGTTTTGGCACTTGATATATTTTTCTGTGCCTTTTGTTTCATAGTCACCACAACCAAAAACAATCATATCACCATTAATATATTTAATGGCAATCGCTGTGATTGGTTCATCTGCTTTATATGGATCAGGAAAGCCATTCTCTGAACCAACTTCAATATCAATAATTGCTACAGATACTTTATCTTGATCCCATTCGACCATATCAGGATGTTGTTCAGCAATAAAGGCATATTCAAATCTGTTTTGGCCATAAATTTTGAAACCTTCAACATCTTCATATTTTTTAATGAAGTCTCTTGTCTCACGAATACCACCTGCCTTGAAAGGTTCAAGATAATCACCATTGAGAGATGTGAAATTAGCAACCTTACGAGATGGCACATACATCGTTGGTTGGTATTCAATTCTTGTTTTAAATCTTTTACCATCTTTCACGCCTCGATAGAGTATATAATTACCCATCGATTGAACATTAGTATAGAAAGTCTTCAAAATTATCCTGTAATGATTTGTTTTTGTGGAGTGATAATACCAGTTCCAAAGATTTGTTTATAATTATTAATAAAGTCTTCAGCTGGCGTATAACTATAAACGACATGTTTTTTGCTGAATGTAAATTTGTTTCCTGTTTTAGGTTCAGCATGAAGTGGGAATGGTGAAAAACCGATACTTGGTTGGCCATCTTTACCACGAACAACTGAAATACCAACTGGAGTTTCAATGACGATTTGTGTTTCTGATTCTGTTTCGAGTTCACCAAGAACATCTTCACCGGTGATTAGTTTTAATGCGATAATATTCATAATTAGTCCTTTTTTCACGAATTACATATTATATATCATTCTTTGATGTATGTCAAGCATAAATACTTTAGTAATTTACTAAGCTACGGACACCAATATGGACATCTTCAATTTAATAGCTGAAGTGGGTTTTCCCATTGCAGCTGCATGTGCAGCTGGCTATTTCGTGTTTCTTACAGTTAAATTTATCCTTGATGGTGTTACCGGATCTGTAAAAGGTATGGGTAATATTATCAAAGCTTTGGATAGACGAGTAGCAGCAATGAACCATGACGTTATTCGTATTGATACTAAGGTATCACATGCATTAGGTATACCTCCCGACTTAGATAGAATTGCAAGAGCTGAACAGTCAGACGCAAGAAGAGATTAATGGATAATATAGCAGATTTAGTAAGCAAATATGGGTTTCCCATTATAGCAGCAGGCGGATTAGGGTATTTCGTCTACTATATTTGGAAATGGGTAACTGAAGAAATTGACCCTGTAATAGGTGAATCAAATAAAGTTTTGATTGAACTGATTGATCGTATCAGAATGTTAGATAACGACTTGATTAGACTCAATCAAAAAGTGAACGTCATTTTGTCTTTAAAAGAGAAAGAAAAAGATGAAGCTCACAAAGATTCTAGCAATACTACTAATAACAAGTAACGCCTATGCGGAACTTACATTTCAATTCAAATCTCCATCTTTCAATGGAATTGGATATTCTTCTCACGTTCAAACTATAGAGAATACAGAAAATAGTCGTAGAGAAGCAATTGAAACGGCTAGACTTCAATCAGCAAAAGATGCGGCCGCTGCAGCAAAAAATACGAACTTACAAAAGTTCCTCAACAACTTTGAGAGCAGAGTCTATGCTCAACTATCTACACAATTAGTTAATAACCTTTTTGGTGAAAATCCACAAAATAGTGGAACTGTCTCCATTGAAGGTAACACTATACAATATACAAAAACTGCTGACACTATATCACTAGTAGTAACTGCTGCTGACGGCACGCTTACTCAAGTTGAAATACCAATTGGAACATTAAAATTCTAATGAAGAGTGTATTCATAATATTAATGTGTTTCTTTTTAACTGCTTGTGGTGGCCCCATGAATGTGGTTAAAAAAGATCCAGAAGAAATGCATTTACAGACCACCGTAAAAAGAGAAAAAACTAAATTACCTGAGCCAGCTAAAGGTAAAGTGGTTGTAGCAGTTTACAATTTTGGTGATAAAACAGGACAGAGAAAAGATAGTAATACGATAGCTAAATTCTCTACTGCTGTAACACAAGGTGGTGAAACAGTATTAATTAAATCGTTAGAAGACGCCGGTGACGGTAAATGGTTTAGAATCGTTGAACGAGTGGGTCTTGATAACTTACTTAAAGAAAGACAACTCATTAGGTCTGCTAGAGAAGAAGCAAAAGATTCTTCCACAATTAGACCAATATTATATGCTGGTATGATTATTGAAGGTGGCATAGTTTCATATGACACAAATATAAGAACAGGTGGTATTGGTGTTCGATGGTTAGGAATAGGACCAAATACACAATATCAAGAAGATGTCGTAACAGTTAGCATAAGAGCAATTAGTGTGCAAACTGGTGAAGTATTATTAACTGTGAACACTCAAAAAACATTACTTAGTTATACTGCTGGTGTCACTATATTTAAATTTTATGATAACGGCACAAAAAACTTTGAGAATGAAATTGGGCTAACACAAACTGAAGCAAGTATTCACTGTATCAAGTCAGCCACGGACTTGGCCGTTGAACAGTTGATTATTAAAGGTGAAAAAAAAGGAATGTGGCAATTTAAGGAGAAAAGTAATGAAAAGTAAACTTATCACTTTCGTGATGGGTTTGTTATTAGCAGTTAGTGTTTGGGCAGACGGAGGCAACTCAGTCTACATTGATCAGACAAATGCTGATCAATCAGCTGTAACTATTACACAGACTGGATCTAACAACAATGTGGGTGATAGCAATACAACTACAGGTGATCCTTTCGCAATTGATGGTAACAGTATGTTCTTGACTATTACACAAGATGGTATGAACAACAGTATCTTAGGTAACTTTATTGGTGGTAACTCAACAGCGACCATAGATCAAATTGGTAACAGTAACTCTACAACATTCAACTATGGTAACTTTGGCACAAGTTCAGGTACAGTTGGAATTGTGTTAAATGGTTCTAACAATAACTCGATCTTGAATATCGCTACTTTACGCAATTCGAGTAATTACCTATACAATCTGAACGTTACAGGTGATAGCAATAGTATTACAAGCACCATCAATAGTGCATATACTACTAATAACTTCAGTATCACTGGCAATAGCAACACAATGACAACCACACAAA